AAAAAACAAAACAAAGAATTTAGTATTTCACAAGAAGTTACAGATATTGTTAATAGAAGTATAAAAGGTGTATCAAGAGGTTTAGCTGAAGCTGTTGTATTAGGAAAAAGTTTAAATATGTCAATGAAAGAATTAGCACAAAGTCTTTTAGTAGATATTGTTGCAAAAACAATAGAAAGAATTGCTTTGATGGGTATTGAAAAAATACTAAGCGAAACTTTATTTAAGAAAGAAGCCGACAGAGATAACATGATTAGAAAACAAAATACTAATCTTAAAAGACAAATTGCTTTACAAATGCTTTTAAATGCTGTTGGTGGTGGTAGTGGTGGTGGAATACCATTTATGGCAAAAGGTGGAGCAGTATCAAAAGGTCAGCCTGTAGTTGTTGGAGAAAGAGGTGCTGAAATGTTTATTCCAAACAGTACAGGTCAAATAACACAATCAGCTAGAGGTACAGGTGGTGGAGCAGTTAATGTGAATTTTACAATTAACACAATAGATTCAAGAGGATTTGATGAAGCATTAATTACAAACAGGGCAACAATAACAGGTATAATTAATTCTGCATTAGCAGAGAAAGGTAGAAAAGAATTAGTATAATGAGTGGTGCATTTCCAATATCATCAGCAAAATTTGAAACCTTAGGTATTCAAAGTCAGCAAAGCACTTTGATTTCTAAATCAATGTCAGGAAAAAAATTAACAAGACAAATACAAGATCAAAGATTTGGTTTTACTGCTAGAATTATTACAGCAAAAAGGTCAGATGTTTATGGAGAACTCATGGCTTTTATTATGAAACAAAGATCATCTAAAGAAGATTTTACAATAACTCCACCTGAAGTTAAAAATGCTAGAGGTAATGTAAGTGGAACTGTTCTTGTAAATGGTGTCCAATCAGTAGGAGACACAACTATTACAGTTGATGGGATGACAGGAACTTTAAAGGCTGGAGATTTTGTAAAATTTGCACATGATAAAGTGTATATGGTTGTTGAAGATGTTACAGCAGATGGGTCAAATGAAGCTACACTTACTATAGAGCCACCTCTTATAACTGCATTGGCAGATGATTCTTCAGTGACTTATGATAGTATTCCATTTAAAGTTCATTTAACAAATGATTTACAAGAATTTGGTGGAGTGGGAGCAGACAAAGATGGTAATATTTTATATCAATTTGAGTTAGATTTAGAAGAAACTCTTTGATGAAAAAATACAAAATTACACACTTAGTTAGTGCAGATTTTGAAGCTACAGCTATTGTTGATGAAGATGAGATTGATGAAAAAACTAACGATTTAAAAGATTATAAAAAACCTAATAGCAAATTTAATTTTACCATGTTAAAAGGTACAGAAATCATAACTAGAACATATTACGAGGAACATGGCGAGAACATTAACAACAGCAGTAAAAAATGAATTAGCAACCAATAATATTAGCCCAATTCATCTTTTAACTATTGGATTTTCAACACCTGTAAATATCACTGATTGCATTTTTGACATTACTTCTTCTGTATCTGGATCAAGTGTAACTTACACATCTTCAGCTTTTTTATTAGATACAACCTCTTTTGAAGAACAAACAGATATTTCTAAAACATCTCTTACAATAAATTTATCAGCAGTTGATACATCTTTTGTATCTGTAGTTCTTGGAGAAAATATTGTAAATGATTCTGTAAAAATATTTAGAGGATTATTAGATTCTTCTAATTCTTTAATAGCTGACCCAATTTTATTATACGAAGGAAATATAGATACTTTTCAAATATCTGAGTCTAAAAACAATGCTAATGTTTCATTAACTGTAGTGTCTCATTGGGCAGATTTTGAAAAAAAATCAGGCAGAAGAACAAATAATATTTCGCAACAAAGATTTTTTAGTTCAGATGTAGGTATGGATTTTTCAAGTCAAACAGTATTAGATTTAAAATGGGGTAGAGAATAATGGGTTTTAGTTTTAGTAGCTTTGTTCCAAAACCTTTTAGAAAAGCAACAAAAGTTGTTACCTCAGCTGTTTCTAGTATTTTTTCAGGAAATTTTAATCCTTATGTAGCTTTAGGAGTGTTTGCTGTAGGATGGTTGTTTTCAAGAGCCATGAAACCTGATGTGCCTGATTTTGGTACAAATGATTTTGAAGAAACTGAAAGAGGTATATTACTTAATAAACAATCTAACAATGCCTGTATTCCTGTAATTTATGGAGAAAGATTAGTTGGTGGTACTAGAGTATTTTTAGAAACATCAGGAACAGATAATACTTATTTATATGTTGCTTTAGTGCTTTGTGAGGGAGAGGTAAATTCAATAGAAGAAATAAGAGTAGATGACAAAGTAGTTACATTTGATGGTGCATTGACTCATGGTACTACAAGAGAAGTAGCAAGTAGCGATAGTAATTTCTACAAAGATTCTACAAGTCATATTCAAATACAAGCTTTTTTAGGACAAGACGATCAAGTAGCATCAAGTGTTTTAACACCTTTATCATCTTGGGGAAGTAATCATAGATTGAGGGGTATTTGTTATTTAGCTTTAAGATTTAGATGGAATCAAGATATATTTGGTGGAATTCCACAAGTACAAGCAAAAGTAAAAGGTAAAAAGGTTGTTACGTTAGCTTCTAACTTATCTGAACAAACAGCATCTTTTTCTACAAATCCAGCATTTTGTTTATTAGATTATTTAAGAAATGAAAGATATGGAAAAGGAATTGCAACAGCAAATATAGATTTACAAAGTTTTTATGATGCTTCACAAGTGGCAATAACTCAGGTAACACCATATGGTAGTGCTAGTGATATTAATATATTTGATTGTAATGCAGTAATAGATACATCAAAAAAAGTAATAGATAATGTGAGAGAAATAGTAAAAGGCACTAGAGGGTATCTTCCTTATGTTCAGGGTAAGTATAAATTAATTATAGAAGCTACAGGTTCAGCTTCTGTATCTTTAACTGAAGATGATATTATTGAGGGTTACTCATTAGCATCTCCATCTAAAAATTCAAAATATAACAGAGTTATAGTTTCATTCATAAATCCTGATAGAAATTATCAAGTTGATGAAGTTCAGTTTCCACCTGTAGATGACTCAGGTTTAGCAAGTGCAGATCAACACGCAACAATGAAAACAGCAGATGGTGGTTTTTTATTAGAACAAAGATTTGATTTTAGCACTATCACATCTCCGTATCAGGCAGAAGAAATGGCTGAGATAATATTGAGAAGAAGTAGAGAATCTTTAGGATTAAATATTACTGCAACATTTAAAGCTTATGAATTACACATCGGAGATATAGTTTCAATAACATTATCAGGATTAGGATTTTCGAGTAAAGCATTTAGAGTGCTTTCTATGAATTTTAATGAAGATTATACTGTTAGTCTTAACTTAGTTGAATATCAAGCATCACATTATACTTGGGCAAGTAAATCACAAGTAGCAAGTACACCAGCAACAAATTTACCAAATCCATTTGTAGTTCAACCACCAGCGAGTGTAACTTTATCAGATACACTAATTGAATATAATGATGGAACTGTAATTGTAGCTTTAGATGTATCTATAGGTGCTTCTCCTGATAGTTTTATAGATTTTTACCAAGTAGAATACAAACTAAGCACAGATTCTAATTTTATCATATATGCACAAGGGTCAGGATTAAATCATAGAGTTTTAAATGTAATTGACCAACAAACTTATGACGTCAGGGTAAAAGCAGTATCTACTCTTGGAATTTCGTCAAGTTATGTTTCTGCACAAAGAACAATCGTGGGTGCTATTGACCCACCATCTGATGTAGAAGATTTATCATGTAACATTACAGGAAATGATGCACATTTAAGCTGGACACAAATCTCAGATTTAGATTTGGCATTTTATCAAATCAGGTTTTCAGATAAAACTGATGGTACAGGAGAATGGTTAAACTCAGTAAATCTTGTCACTAAGGTATCAAGACCAGCAACATCAATTACAGTACCAGCAAGAGCCGGAACTTATCTAATAAAAGCAGTAGATAAACTTGGCAACTTTAGTTCAAATGCAACTGCTGTTGTATCAAATGTAGTTAGTGCAGAAAATTTTAATTCTATTACAACTGTTAATGAACACCCTACATTTGCTGGTACTAAAACTAATGTGTCAATTTCTGAT